TTATTTGGTGGTGATTCCCAAATAATTCGTAATCTAGTCAAAACTGGTCAATACGTTGAATCTAGGCCAAGGGGCGCATTTGTTAATGAATCCAACACATTTGTTGCTGGTGCAAAGGCTTTGGCAGCATCAGGACTAGAAAAAGCGTTAAACGCCACAACTGCCAACATTGTGCCAATTGGAACTATGGGTAGAGAAGCATTGCAAAATAGAGCAATTAAACAAGCAACCAAAGAAGCGCTAAAACCTGGCGCAGGCGTAAAACTATCTGACATAGGAAAACCATGAGTACCGATTCACCAATTGACATGTTTAAATACGGCCAATTGGTCGCAACCGTTGAAACTCTTGAAAAGAAAATTGACAAACTTGAAGCATCTGTTTGCCAACTGGTCGAACTTGCCAACAGATCCAAAGGTGGGTTTTGGGTTGGCATGATGGTCGTGTCTGGTGTTAGTTCGTTGGTTGGATTTTTAACGCATTACCTTACGGTGAAATAAAATTGACCCTTTTACATTAGCAATGATGGCATTCTCGGCTGTAAAAAGCGGAGTTGCAGCCTACAAAGAAATCAAAGCTACTGGTGGCGAAGTAGTCAATATTGTTAATGAGTTGGGTGGGGCGCTTGGATCATTCTTTGATCACCAGGAGCAGGCGCATAAACATGCTGAAGCGCAGAAATTAAACCCGCCAAAGGGCAAGTCAATACAGTCCATTGCCTTAGAGAATGTGCTGCGTAAAAAGCAATTAGAACAAGCTGAGTACGATCTAAGGCAAATGTTGGTGTATCAGTCACCGCCTGAGCTTGGAGCAGTCTGGACAGAGTTTATAGCTGAAAGAACAAAGTTAGAAAACCAACAGAAACTCTTAGATGAAAAGTTAAAAAAAAAGACGAAGCTAACCAAAGAAGAAAACGTGAAAGTCTGGAGAGATGGAATCTTAGAATTGCAATCTGTATTGCGGTCTTCGTGGTTTTTTTTACAATTGCAGCGTTGATGTATCAGATTAATCTTGATTACAAAAGCAAGAAAAACGGACAAGAGTGGCACATCATGTTCTTAAAACATTACTATGAAGACTCGACAAATGTAGAATGTGAGCATATTTTTCGTCAAACAGGCTATTGGCCTAAGTATTGTAAGGAATGATATGGATTGGTTAAAAAGTATAGCGCCCACAATTTTTACTGCCATTGGTGGACCGCTTGGTGGTTTAGCGTATGAGGCGGTGTCTAAAGTCTTAGGTGTGTCGCAAGATGATGCCAAAACTATGCTTGAATCTAATAAGCTAACCGCAGACCAAATCGCTGCGGTGCAACAAGCTGAGATTGCACTGAAAGCCAAGGCGCAAGAGCTTAATTTAGATTTTGAGCAACTCGCTACGGCAGACAGAGCATCAGCTAGAGCGCTGCAAACTGCTACACACAGTTGGATACCGCCATTTTTGGCCTGCGGGATTACAATTGGGTTTTTTGGTATTTTGTATGCGCTTATGACAGACAAGGTAACAAAGTCTGATGAGTTGATGATTATGCTTGGGTCGCTGTCAACCGCTTGGACTGGCGTAATTGCGTTTTATTTTGGTAGTTCATCTGGTAGTCAAAAGAAAGACGAAATGCTACATAATTCTTTGATGGCAAAATGATTAATTCTAGAAATCTAGATGATTTACTTCCTAATGTTAAAACAAGAGTTGAGAATTTTATCAAGGCTTGCCAAGTTGCAGGCATTGATATTTTGGTCACTTCTACATACAGGGATAACGCTAGTCAGGATGCACTTTATGCGCAGGGGCGCACAACTGAGGGCAAGATTGTCACAAACGCCAGAGGAGGTGATTCTTTTCATAATCATCGGTGCGCTGTGGATATTGTGCCTTTGGTTAATGGCAAGCCAGACTGGGATGGGTCACATCCAGTTTGGGCCGAAGTAGGCAGGATTGGGCAAGAAAACGGATTAGAGTGGGCTGGTGCTTGGAAAACGTTTAAGGAATTAGCGCACTTTCAGTACACAGGCGGTTTAACAATAGCACAACTTAAAGAAGGCAATGCAATAGCATGAACAATTTTAAAATTGAAGGTAAAGAATACAAATCACCCAAGTCGCATTATGTGGTTTTGCGTGAGCACGAAAAGAAAACTGAGCACGAATTGCACAGGCTTGAGGACAAGCTAAAGAAGCACGAGCACTTGCCAATGGAAAAGGCGCATCCAGAGGCTAAATAAGGCTTTTACGGTAGGCTTTATAGGTATCGGGCACTGGCACATTCTCAGGCCACAAATTCGCCTCATGAAGCCTATAAATCGTTTTTAAGTGTGCTCTTTCCCAGTAGCGTTCTTTTTCTTTTTTGCTATAGATTGAGCCTTGGTCAAGGTCTGAATGGCAAATATGGCAAAGCGCAGCAATCATATTGTCATCTGCTTTAATTGCTTTGCCTTTACCATGAATGCCTTGGTTACTGTGCGCTGCCACAATAGTTCCATCATCTGCGCCACACATCTGGCAATGCAAATACCTGCAATTATCTAACAGTTTACGACTGCGGACATATTCACGTTTGGGGTTTGGTGTCATCTAATTCAATACCGTTTGTTGCGCACCAGCAATACAACCATTCTACAAATTGCGATGCCTGTTGCTGAGTAAATTTACGAGACTGTATACCTAATTGAACAATTCGCTGATTATCTAAGCTCGGCACGACTTTACCGCCTGCAAGCCCTGTTTCTGAGGCAAATTGGTCTATTAAAAAGCGCTTCCAGCTCTCCTCATCCCATTGTGCGCCCAAATGCTTGGCCTGCTTTGCAATCTCTGCAATTATTGCGTGATATAGTTTATTTTGATCGTTAGAGCGAACTGCATCAATAATTTCTATGGTTAATTCTTTACCGCTATTGAGCGCCTCCAGCACTTTAGGCCAAATGCGAACCATTAAAGCCTTGGCCTGCGGTTCTGAATTTAATTTAAATTTCATGCAAAAATGTATACAAACTTAGGACAACATAAGATTCAGCATTCTTAATGCGCTATCTGGCGAATCAACCAGGCAAAACGGTCCTCCTTTCCAGTTTTCAGCAAAATGCTGTTGATTTTCGTTAAAGCCCTTCTTTCCATAAGCGCTATTGGGGTTCTTAACCTCCATTAGCATGGTCTTATTGTTGTATCCAATCAACAGATCGCAGGGATCGTCCAAGTAATAGACCGTTGCGCCTCTGGCCCTTAACGCCTCGACTATATCCTTTTCGCCTACGTCCCTACGTGCTGCTTTGCGCATTTTTTTGTTCCTGTATCTTATTTTTTACGTCTTCCGCTAACCTTGTAAATAATACGTTACTCTGCATTTTTTGCTTGACTTGATCTCGAATAAACTCAACCCAGCCAGGCTGCTGCGCCAAGTGCGCATACAGCTCTACAGTATCATCGTACATTTCGTCAAACTGGTCCATCTCTGACAATCCATTTGCGCATTGCATTAGTATTTCTATACCCAAGCGCCTTGTAAAGCCTGGGCATTTCGTGCTTTAAAGATTCTTTAACTTTAGGTAAGCGTTCTTTAATACCGTATTTTGCTTCTAAAAGCTCTGCGTTTTCAGGCCAGGGCGGTACTGGCTGCCATATTGTTTTAATTTCCACGACCAATCCTCTTTAATTTTTCTCTGATGTGCTCAGGCATAGGCACAAAGTTCTTGCGCTCCTCATCCAGTTTAACCAGGTAAGGATCACGTTCTTGGACTATATTGCTTACTTCAGGTATCTCTGCACCGTCCCAGCGCTGCTGGTTAAGGTAAACAAGGGGCGCTGGTATAAACGCACCATTATCCTTGCGCCAATCATTCGTAGTCTTCATCCATTCCACATGTTTAATTATTTGGTCAGCACAAGTATCACAGTAGTATTTCTGCCATTTTTTTAAACATTCTGACTTACCACCCTTGCGAGTTGATTTGGGCCAGGCTTTCCAAAAATCTTCAAATGTCATTGTTGCACCTTAATAAGTTTCATACCATATTCGTTAGGTTCGTTTGGTATTATTAAATCTTTTTTCTTAACCAATAAATTATGTTTGAAAACATCAAAATCCACTCTATGATGCCAACGTCCATAACGATAAACTAAACTTGCTAAATCTGGGTGTCTATCAACAAGCATTTGCGACTTAGTAATAGTACCGTCTTTTTGATAATCTTCAGTATTGCCGCCTTTGAGTTTTTGTGTACCCATTTTATTCTGCAAAAATGCGTTGAATAAAACCGTGCACCAGCCGCTTTGCAGTATTCTGATAGATAAGTCTACGTCTTCGTTATATCGAAGCTCCCAACGCAGATCCATGTCGTTCCTGATCAGTATACAGCTAAAGATTCTGGTGTTTAATCTAAAAGCAGGTTGTATTTCTCTTGCAACGGTAAAAAATCTGTACTGAAAACCCGCTTGACCTATGTTTTCATATCTATTTACAAAATCTTCAGCAGCTCGAAAAATAGCACCAGAAAGACAATTTATTTTTTTGTTGTAATTTAAACGCACAAAACCGTCAATATTGTCATCAAGAATCCAATGATATTTATGTCCTTCAGAAATTGCGTGTTCCCAACACCAATTACGAGCAGGAATACCGCCAAGACCTAGATTACTAAAAGGTAAAACAAGAATCTTTTTAGGATCAATTACTGCTGCATAAGCATAATACTCTTGAGGTTCTATGACAATTCTGTAAGCAGTTTGCATTTTTTCTAATGCTTTACTTGTATATCTAGAGTCAGCTCTACCTTTTGAAATTATATAAATTGGATATTGTGGTTCATTCTGCATCAACATAAACAACCCTATCTTCATCTTTCTTTACAGGAAATAAAACAGACTTAGTTTTAAAACTTATGCGCTGCCCTATAAGTTCAGAAAATGCGTTTATGTCATCTGTAGTTTCAAAATTGACTTGCACAGAAAAAACAATTTTTTTGTCTTCTTGTATAAATGCAGGCATTCCTCGCCATTCTTGAACCCAATCAAATGTTTCTTCATCAAATAAATCTTTCATTTTGCACCTCTCGCACGAATCTTAGTTGCAAAAATGTTTTCATTAATTGTGCCTGTCCATTCTGCATTACAAATTGCAGCACATTCTTCACGTTCTTTTTCTGCAATTAAAGTTGCAAATTGAACTAGAAATTTATTGATGTCTTTTACTTTAACTTCAGGATTCCAGATTTTGAACCAAGTATTGCTGTTTAAATATGCTTGTTCAATAACTTCAAAAACGTCGTTTTCATTCATTTCAAAACTCCATAGGTTATGCTAGGGTGAATGGTATCCACTCTTCTCCAGCATTGTTGTTTAACATTATTCATCTTAATTAATCTTCTAAAACAAAAAACGCCCAAGTGCGCTTGACGGATTTATTCACTTATACAACTGGCCTAGTTTTCACCTGAGTTACCAATTGCTTTACCAGTACCTAAATCAAGTCTGGTCACGTTTTGCATCGGGGTGTATCGATGTGCGGTGTTTTGTTCCAAGCCATCCATGCAAATGCGCTGCTATCGTGTGGAGTACGATTACATTGAACAAATAAAAAAGCCACTTAAAAAAGTATCTTGGTCGAACTCCCCTCGTTTTTCACGCTAGGGACAAGATACTTATCTAAGTGGCTAAGTCATTGCGTTCGACTGCAATAGTTTGGATTGTATCCTAATTTATAACGTCAAACCATTCAGGTCGCAAAACTCTTAACTGAAATATTCTTAATTTAGGTATTTGTTGCCAATTGTTAACGGCCTGGCGTTTTATGCCAAGCAATTTAGCTAATTTGGATGGTGATCCTGCTTTTTCTATAAAGTATTGTTTGTCCATGTTGTTTATTGTACACATTTATTTACAGAATTAATTATTTTAATTATTTTTGATGTTTATTCGCACAATGCCGTAAATTTGTGTTTACAATAACAATCATCAGCACACAACTGATACCAAGTAAGTTTAGATAAATTAAGGAAAATTATGAATGATAGAAATTATTTTGACCCCAGCATACAAGACGAAATTGATGCACTACAAGCTGCAGTCAACTTTCAAACTCTTAGGTACAACCTCTTACGTCACAACCCAGACTGTCGTGACCCTGATCACCCAGGATGTGAACTTTGTGAGGAGTCAGATTATGAATGACACAACTCGCAAGTTTCCTCGCACTTTAGCAGAGGCATTCCCAGATTCCCCACAACCTAATTTTGAGACCACTATGGACAAAGAAGACAAG